GCCCGGAGCAGACCCGACAGTGTATAGCGGTCGTCCCCGAGGTCGGTGGCGGTAATGAATTGAATCACCTCCCAAGCGCCGTGGCGGCCGAGCGCGGCGCGGTTGACGCGGCGGTCCTGGGTGACCGCGGCCTCGGTCGAGCTGGTGAGCGTCCCGTCGACCAGGCGCACGGTGACCGTGTTGGTCCAGTCGATAACGCCCGAGGTCCAGTCGGCGAGCGTGTCCTCGGTGTCGCCGATCGCCGCGCCATCGGTAAAGTTAAAAATCTCCGCATAGCTCGAGGTAATGGCGGAATATTTATAAAAGTCGTGACGCTGCCAGGTGTCGAGATAGCCAGCGACGCCGGCATAAATGCCGAGGTCGTCGTCGGTATTCTCGAGAATCGGCATATCCATCCAGGCAAGAAGGGCCGGGCCGTTGACCTGCAGGCCGGCCGGGAACTCGCCCAGCGCCGCGGCGCCGCTCACCGCCTGGATGTATATCCCGCTGTATTCGGGCACGGACGCGAACTCGAGGACCTCCCCGGTGTCCTCGAGCAGCTCGACCAGGCGGACCGCGACCTGGTCAATCCCGTCGGTGATGGTAATCACATCGGTCGGGACCAGCCGCTGATATTTGCCGCTGAGGCGGATCGTCAGCGCCTCGGCGTTGTGATGCTCCAGGTAGAGGAGCACGGTGGCGGCCTGCGCGGCCTCGTCCTTGGTGAGCGCCTCGTTGACCGTGACCGCCTTCTCCTGGTTGGCCTCGGTCACCTCGCGGCGCGCGTACTGCGACCCGGGCTCATAGTTGCGCTCGCGGTCCGGGTAGTTGACGGTCACACTGCGCGCCAGCTCGAGCTCTGAATAGCGCTCGCGTGCGACGCGGTCCGGGGTTTTGGCGCCGGCAGGGTGCGCGCTCATCTCATCGGCATCGATGGTGGCGCTTGACGCCCCGCCGCGCATGACCCCCGTCAGCTTGTAATCGACCTCGACCAGGTCGAAGTAATGCGTGCGCTGCAGGCCCTCGATTGAGGCGCGGCCGGTCTCCGGGCCAGGGATGCGGTTGCCGTATACCGTCCCGGTCAGCCCCGTGACGTCATACTGTGCGGCCGTGTAACCGGCCGCCTCGAGGTAATCGCCGACGACCGACTCGAGCGACTGGCCGCCGGGTGTGACTAGCGGGTCGATGGTCAGGAGCTCGTCGCGCGCCATGATAAGATTATCGCCGAGCGGGAGCATCGCGGAGTATAAGTTCGAGGCGAGCGCGATCGATGAGGGCCCGGTAAATGAACTGTCGTCGACGTCCGGGTCGAAGGTATACATATCAGCAATCGCGGTCACCGACGAGCGCTTGACCATATAGACCCCGTTTGCAAAAAAACGATTCTCGTCATCGGCGATCGTCTCGACGGGCGGATTCGAGCCGTCGGTCGACCAGGTATTCAGCACATTAAACTCGAGGTCGAACTTCACCAGGCGATGCGGGTCGTCGAACGGGCCCGACGTGCGGATCATCCAGAAAAATTCATTGCTGGTCTGGTCGGCAAAAATGAAATAGTCATAGCTGGCCGAGTGCGTCGTGAGGATATCCTCGAAGCGCTTGGCAACATCGAAGTTGACAGACGGGGCGCCGCCATCGCCCTCGAGGTAGCGGATCAGTCCATACTGCGCGGCCGAGGGCACGACGATCCAATAACGGCCGACGTGGATAACGTTGGTCTCATTCCAGGTGCCATACGAATGATAGTCGTGCGAGCCCAGCGGGCCGGCGAATCCGGCAATATCCAGGTGCACGACATGGACCCCCTTATACCATAGGTCGAGATATCCCGGCGGCTGCGCATAGGCGACACTCGCAAAATAGGGGTCATTTTTACATAGTCGTTCGTTGCGCTGCGTAGCAATCGCGCCGACCTCGTACTCGGTTTTGTGCAGTACCTCGCCAAAAAAATCGACGCGCGTAACGGTGTGAATGATCGGACTAATATTGGTAGTAATCGCCGAGTGAACAACCGTCCCGTTGTCGAGTTTCCCGGTGGATGAATAAACGGCAGTCGTCAAGTCGTTGACCTTATTCGGCGGCGGGTCCTCGGTGTTGCCGTTGGCGACCAGGAACGTACAATTGGGCGCCTTGTTATAGAACTCGATAACCTTTAGTTGCTCGAACACAACCACAACATAGCCGCGGTGCGCCGGGACGTTGCCGGCCCCCTCATAGGATTCGATCAGCTCGTCGGGGAGCTGGTCCTCGGTGCCGGTGTATATGGTGATTGACTTCCACAGCTTACCGTTAGCATTGAGATCGAGCGCGGTGGCATCGCCAGAGGTGTTGTAAACCAGCTTCCCATTCATCCATATTTTAGGGATGCCCTCTACCGGACCGGTGCAGACCAGGTATGCGACGTCGACTTTATACTTGAAAGTGGTGACCTCGGTCCCCGAGGAGAACAGCGTCCCGCCCTCTTTTTTCTTGTCTTTTTTCTGTAACAACCCGGACGTCCAGATCATCGAGCCGGGGCAGACCATCGAGCCGGCCACGCGCGATATCCCCTCGCCGAAGTTGGCCCCGGTGACCTGCAGATCGGTAATCTTGCCGACCTGTACCGGGGCCTTGTCCTCGAAGCCGGCCGCGACACCGGCCCCAATCGAGAAGCCGATCGCGGCGCCCGTCGGCCCGCCGAAATAAAAGCCGACCGCCGCGAGCGCGGCGCCGCCCAACAGGGTTTTAAATCCGCTCGCCATCAGTCGACCGTCGGGGTCTCGTTGGCGACCTTGGTCCCGGGGGTGTAGGGCTCGGCGCGGTGATTGTGGACGTTGTCGAACTTGCCGATACAGTCGTCGACCATGTCACGCCCGCAACCGGCCGCGGCGCTATAGGTCTCGCTGCCGGCCAGGTCATAGGGAAACGGGATAAAGGTCTCGAAGGTGCCGCCGGTCCCCAGGTAGGCTTTCACCTCGCGCCCGAACCCGGAATTGTTGCCGCTGGTAATGGTCAGGACGCCGTGATCGAACCAGCCGTCAGGCTCGGCGCGTGCGCTGTCGGCGACGTTGGCGCGGTCGGTGGCCGAGCTTAAGGTCCCGGTGACCGTGTTCGCGCGGAGGGTCTCCCACTCGACGCCGTCGGTCTCGACGGTGGTCCCGCCGATCGAGGTCGACCAGGTCGGCTCCCCCTCGGTGTCGTTGGTGGTCCCGCCGAGCGTGCACTTATAAATGAACCCGTTGGGGGTCGTCGGACTGACAACGGTCCCGGAGCCGGCATCGCCGTCGGTGGCGGCGGTCGCGGCGAGCGAGGCCGTCCAGTCGGCCGGGTCCTCGCGGACCTTGCAGCGCGCATCATAGGGCGAGGCCCGGCAGCGCGGCGATATTACCTCGCCGACAACCTGCTGTAATAGTTGCGCCAGGCCCCGGGCCTCAAGGGTGTAGGAGTTGTCGCCGGTCGGGATGCGGCCGATGGTGCCGGCGCGCTGTTTTATAATCCCGTCGGAGATCGAGCGCGGGTTGACCTTGAATACCTCAAACGCGGCATTGTCAATGGCCCCGGCGCGCACGTCCGCCAGGGTAATCCCGTTGGCATCGAAATAGCCGAGCAGGTCCATGTTATCGACATTCAGCTCGCTGGTGGTGGCGACACTCTGCCGGGTGTACCCGCCGATTGCCTGGTAGGTCGTCCCACTAACAAGTAGATCGACTTGCCAGTCGGTAAGCCCCAGCACAGTGCCGCCCTGGGTGGTGATCTTGATGCAGGAGGCGAGCGGGATAACGCCGGCGTCGAGGTCGGTCTGCATGGCGGCCGGTATCGTTTTCATCAGGTCGCCGCGGGCAGGGTCTCGACCAGCGGCAGCGCGAACGATTGTATATTGCAGGTCGTATAGTTGGTCTCGAACCCCTGGTCGTCGATGCGAACCGGGACGTCGAACTCACCGCCCCAGGTGACCGCCTGCCCGGTGGTCGGTATATTGCCGGTGGTGAACGTCAATACCCCGGTATCGGTTGCGAGGTTGGCGTGAACGCCCAGGGTTTTGCCGGTGCCGGCCACCCCGAACAGGAATGCGCTCGACACCGGTTTGTTGATATCCCGGCTATAGGAAAGCGCCGGCGAGGCCCCGGTCGGGCCGTATACCTTCGATAACTGAAACGTCCCGGTGGCGCCGTCACCGGTGCCGATCTGAATATCATCGAACGCCGGCGTCGAGTCGACCCCGACGCTCTTGTAATCGCGCCAGTCCTTAAAGCGGAACTCGTGCTCCGGGCCCCCGAGGGCGAGCACGAAGCCGAGGATCTCCTCGAAGCCGGTCACCGTCTTGACGTGGTTCACATTGAACCGGTGCAGGGCGATATCGCGGCGCGGGATGCGCAGCTCGCGCCCGGATTCGTTGCGGACAATGTCGACATTGAAAAACGGGCCGCCGATGGTGTTGTATTGAACGTTATCGGGAAAGCGGGGTGATTCGAGAAAACTCATCCGTTGCGCCTCATGTAGTCCTGCAGGGTGCGCCCGAGCGTGTACCCGACCTGGCCGGCGGTCTCGCGCGAGACCCCGGCATCGGGCGCGACGTTGACGGTCAGGGCCATTGCCCCGCCCGGGGTGACCTGGGAGCCCGGCGGGGCGTTGGTCAGGAGCTCGGGGCCGCGCTCGCCGACGATGCTCGGAGTATTCACGCCGACGGGGCCGCCCAGGGCGCGCCCGAAAAATCCCGCGAACGAGGCGCCGAACTGGCTCCCCACGATCGCATTGAGGACCGCGCTGGCCGCGGCATCGGCGGCCAGGCGCCGCAGGGTATTAGTAAAACTCTGCACCAGGCCATCGAGGTCGGAGTTGAACGCATCGAAAAACAGGTCGGAGAAAGTATCGCGGATCGAGTTCGCGGTGCCGGTGGCGAAGTCGTCGAGGATTTTATCGAGCTCGGTGGTTTTTTTCTTGATCCCCTCGGGGTCGATGCCGGACTCGAGGGCCTCCTCGAGCTCGAAGCGCTTGCGTGCGTACTCATCGAACGTGATCGCCGTCGAGCCCAGGGCCTCGTCGAGATCGCCGAGGGCGGCGGTGTAAGCATCGACCGGAGCCGGATCAATGCCGAGCCCCTCGAGCAGCTCCTCGCGCGTGGCGGCGAGTAACTGGTTGAACTCTCCCTGTACGATCACATTCTGACCCAGGGCCGTGCGCAGGCCGGCCAGGCGCTCCTGATATGCCTCGAGCGGGGAAGCGTCGAGATCGAGATCGAGGTCCCCGAGCAGCCCCTCGCGCGCGTCGGCGGCGGCGCGATTGAAAGTCTCCTGCGATATGCGCGCGCGCTCGAGCAGTCCCTCGAGGCGCTCGAGCTCGCCGGTGTATGCCTCGAACGGGGTGCGGGTGTCCTCGAATACCTTTTTTGCCTCGCCGAGCTCCTTGTTCAGCGCCTTCTGCGCGCCGGTCTGTTTGGCGGTCGATCCGCCGAGCTTCTTCAGCGAGTCGTCGAAAAAGTCGTTGGCGTCGACCGCATCGCCCAGGGTGGCGCCGAACTCCTCGACCTCGTTGCTTATCTGGTCGAACTCCTCGGTGTAGACCGAGGCGAGGTCGCGCAGATTGTCGGCGGCCTCGTCGCCGCCGAACAGGTCCGCGAGGGATGCGGCCAGGTTAACAAAGCCGATGCGCGCGCCGACCAGGGCGCGCTCGGTCTCGCGGACCGCCTTCGGGATGGTGTTGGTCAGGTAGTTGGCAACGGCGGTGATTGCCGGGCCAAAAATGCGGATCAGCTCGACCGAGGTCGCGCTAAACGTCGCCCGCAACCGGCCCATTGCGTTAACCGTATCACTGGCCTGGTCGGCGACGTCCTGCTCGAGCGTACCGCCCATGCGCGCGAACTCCTCGCGCAGGGCGCGGACCGCCTCGCTGCCGCCCTCCATAGTCCGCAGCAGCCGAACGCCCTCGGTGTCGAACAGCTTGAACGCCAGGCGAACTTTGTCGCCCTGGTTTTCGACATTGGCAAACGCGTCGGCCAGTACCTCGAACTGCTCCTCGGGTTTTAAATCCTTTAGTTTTTTAGCATCGACGCCGAGCTCGAACAGCGCCTTTTTCGCCTCGCCGGTCCCCTGGGCGGCCTCGCCGACGCGCCGCACCATGCGCTGCAGCCCGGTTGTCAAGGCATTGAATTCGACGCCGGTCTGTTGTGCTACAAATTTATACTGTGAAAGCGCCTCGGTGGAAAACCCGAGCTGTGTTTTTAACTTATTGAGCTCGTCAGCGGCGCCAAAAGCCGACTTGGTGAACGCCCCGAACACGGCGCCCGATATCGCGGTGAACGCCGCGAACGGGGCGCGCAGGCCCCCGAGCGACTTCTTTACGGAATTTATGCCGGCCTTGGTTTTATCCTCGGCCGTGATTGCATATCTAGCGGTCGGGCGTGCCACGAATTCTGCTCCAGGCGATCCAGCCTCGCGCCTCCTCGACCGTCATCCGGTCGAGATCAGCAACAAGACAATGTTTTAAATGTGCCAGGTCGAATAAAAAAAGCCGCGTGGCGTCCGACCTCAGCGTTTTTCCGCGTCGTCGATCTCCTCCTCGACCCCGGGGCCGGCGGTGGCCGGGGAGTCCGTCATGATCTCGGCGGCGACCCTGGCAATAACCGCGGGGCCGAACTTCGGACCGCGGGCGTGGGAGACCATCTTTTTATAATCCTCCTCGTCGAACAGCGGCGACCCGTCGGCCTGCTTGCCGCGTGCAACAATGGTCCGGGCCGCTCTGAGCGAATCCGATCCCTCGCGCTCGATCGCATTATATTGTCCAATCGTCAGCGGGAACACATAGATATCGAATCCCCACTCCTCGACGTGAACAACCTGCGCGTCATGCGCAGGGAAATCCTCGCTAATTAACGCCGCCAGTCTACCCATAGAAAACCCCTCCGGTTTATGGGACGGTCGTCGTTGTCATTTCCCCGTTGACCGTGAAACCGAAATTATTTTCGACCAGGCCATCGACCGATCCCGTACGGGAAACAGACGTTATTGTAGCTCCTCCGGTCGGGGTCGTATAGTACGTCGACCCCGAGGTCGCGCTTGCCGGGTAGAGCTCCAGGCCGACTTTGTCGCCGACGGTGAAAATATCCTGGTTGCCGGTCGCGCTCGGCTCCCACCAGCAATTTATAGTCCCGGTGGTTTACTTGGCGCCGGCCTCGAACTTCTTGGTACAGTCGCCGATTTTCGAAGCGTCGATCTGCTCGGCCGACTCCTCGTATGACCAGTCGCGTACCTCGTCGACGGCCGAGGCCGCGCTGGTCGCGGTGGCCACTTTCGCCTTTATGACACCTAAACATCCTCGTTTAACACTCATGATCGCCTCCCTAGGTGATAGCGGTCCCGGGCACGCCTTCGGCGGCCCGGTAGTAAATATTGAATATTAAGTCGGCAACCAGTACCTCGGCCTCGCCCTCGCCATCGAGCTCGATAACTGCGGCCCCGAGCTCGATCCCGACCGCGATCCCGCCGAGTGTCGGGTCAGCGTAAAGCGCTGTCTCGACCTCCTCGGCAATGGTGTTCGCCTGGGTCTCGGCTTGCCCCTTGGTAATCCCCTCGACATGCACCTCGAGGATATGCAGCGGGGTGCAGCCCATTTTGCCCTGCTCGTAATCCGGCACATCGCCAGACCAGTACACGTTAAGCGCCGGGGTGGTGCCCTGCGGATAATTCCGGCGGTTTGCGACCTCGGTCCCGGTCGTCGCCAGGCCGGTCACGGCGGCAATAACCGCGGTGATGATTTGCTGGCGCGCGTGCATCAGACCAGGCGCAAGCTGTGGATCGTTTCACCGTAGCCGTCTGGCTGCGGCTCGGTGACGGTGTAGTCGATGGTTCGTATCGTCACGGTTGCCCCTTCGACGATCGCGTCCGCGTCGCGGGTCCTCAGGCCCGGCGCGGCCGAACGCACACCGATCGCGGCCCCTTCTGCCAGGTAGTACGCATTATCGAAAATACCGACAAAGGACCCGGCGGGGCCGCTCATAGTTTCCGCAAAACCAAAATCGACGTCATACAAGATGTCGAGATCGGTCCCGATATCCTCGAGGACCGTTGACACAGTCGCCCGCTAGAATGTCGCGAGCTTGATGCTGCAGGTCGTGTCACCCGTCGCGGCCGCCGCGACCCCGACCCCGAGCGGCAAGTTGTTTGCCCCGGTGGCCGGCGTGGCGGTGCTGCCGGTGGTCGCGTACACCTTTTCCCCGACCGAGATCGCGGTGCCGCCCGCGGCGGCCTTGGTGACGGTGAATACCCCCTCGACGGCGATCCCCACCAGGGCCCCCCCGGTGGCGGCCTCGACGGCAACGCCGGCGATCTCGTCCATGCGGTGTATACCGTTATTGGCAACCCCGCCGGTGGCGGCGGTGATGGTAATCACATCGCCCTTTTGCGTATATTTGTCTGTCATGTTAAACCTCCAGGTTTAGCTATATCGATTTGTCAATCAGGTTTAGCTATATCGATTTGTCAATAGGCCCGGGCGATCTAGGCGCCGGCGTTGTAGAGCATGCCGCGGAAATCAAGCGGAGCAACCCCGACCTCGATGCGCGTCTTGTACTCGATACCATCGACGTCCCAGCCGTTGCGCGACTCGAGCGTAGGCTCCTGCTGGCCGTTGATAAAGCCGACCTCGACCGTGTCGGTCACATTCTGGCTTGCCGCCATATACCACTTTACCGCCGAGTCGGCATCGAGCCGCGGATCGGCGACAACCTCGAAAGTCCCGGTAAACGGATTCGGAACCTCGGAAAGTCCCGCCCCCCCGGCCGGGTCCTTCTCCGCGGTGCGCAGGATATTCGACGTGGTCTCGAGTGCTACCGGGACGATCAAATACATCGGGCGGATATTCAGACCCGCCCCGTTTGAATTGGGATCGGTCTGCAGCGCCATCAGCTTGCGCGCCTCGTCGAGCGTGGTCACACTCGGCCCGCCGGCCGTGCCGATGTTGGAGTGGCCGGCATCGAACAGCGCCGTCGCGTCCTGGTTCATAGTCGGGTTACCGGTCAGGATTGCATAGACCAGGTCGCCGACCTTGCGCGAAGCCGCGCGGCCCATTGCCCGCGGGGCCCGGCTCAGGCCGTCCAGATCATCGTTAATCAGCAGCTCGCGGTACAGGCCGAACTTCTTGCCGTATTTCAGCGCGGTGATGTATTCGACCAGGTCGTCCATTGTCCCGGCAGTGTATTCGCCGCCGGCAGGTATCTGGTCCAGGTCCCCGAAGTTGGTCATGTTGACCCGCTCCTGGCGCTTGAAGTCCGGCAACGTCCCGGTGCGCGTCCAGCGCTGCCAGGTCTCGTCGGTCTCGTTGAAACCGAGCAGCAATGATTTACCGGCCGTCGAGCTCAGGAGGTTGGCGAAGTCCGACGGGCCGTGCCCGATCAGATCCCGACGGGCCCCCGGTGCCATATCGGGGCGGAACGCATAACCGACGACGTCGTGACGGGACATGCCCCGGGTGTCGATCCCCTGGCGCCGCAGAAACTCGCGGGCCATTTCAGGGAACGACATAAAGCCGAATTCGTTGGCTTTCATTTCCGCGGTAATCTCCCGGCTAGTATCAATGCCGGCCTTGAACTCCAGCGCGCGGGCGGCGCCCTCGAGGAACTTCTCGCCCTCGGTCTCGCCACCGCTGACCGCCGGTGCCCGGGTCCGGTTTTCACTGTCCGGCGTGGCGGTACGGCTGCCTGTCTGCCCTTCCGGCTCCCGATTCATCAGCTCCAGCAATGCGGCGCGTGCCTGGTCCTCGCTGGAACCGGCGCGGACACATTCGGTATTAAGCGCGTCGTAAGACTCGCCCTTATAACGGCACGCGGAGAAAATAAGATCGATTGCAGAAATGCGCTCGCGCTCGCGCTGTGCCCCCTCGAGTGCGCCCTGGCCGGCCGCCTGTTTGCGTGCGGCCTCGAAAGCGACGACGTTAACGCTACCGTCGCCGGTGTTGTTGCCGGTCTCGCCCGGCGCGGTTGCTTTATCCACTGTATTACCCTCCATTGATTTACTTCTGCCAATGCCCGCGCCGGAATAGTCGGCCGGGACCGTAACGACAGACCCCTCCAGGGGGGTCCATCGGGTTACATATAAAACCTCGTTTTCGTCCTTATCCTGTTCGATCCGATAATCGTCAATCGAGTAACGGATAGATATATCATCGAGTGTCTGATCGGCGACGGCGCGCTCGATCCAATCGGCGTCCGGGAGCGAGTCGGAGAATTCGAGCTCCCCCTCGAGGAGATTGCGCGCGGTGAGCTCGACGTTCTTGATACGCCCGAGCGGCCGGTCAACGTCATGGTTGTAGAGCATCATCAGGCCGCTACCAGCGGCGCGCTCGAGGTTGATCGCGTCCGCGTCGTGGACCAGGACCTCGTCGCCGAAAAACCGGGTGACCGGTGCCTCGCTCGATAACGAGGCCCGATACCGTTTGCCGCCGTCGTCCTCGTTGCGAATCGCCTCGACGTGAAAGGTACGCTCAAATGTTTGGCCTTTGATGTCTTTCATAAAATACCCCTATGCTCGCAGTGCCCTGAATGCGCCGTCGACGAGTGTCACCTGATTCGGTGCGTTGCCGCTGCCGCGTATGCCGACGCCGATGGTATCGCCCGACGCGAGTGATATCCCGTCGGGAATTCCAAACACGCCCCAGCCGCCGGGCGTCAATGAGCGGCGCATCTTGGAAAATGGCGCCTGGCTGTTTTTGGATAACCCAATCTCGACCCAGCCGGCAATGTTTGACTCGAGCCCGAATGAGACGTCGAGCGCGTAGGGCCCGTCGGCGCCGGCCTCAATGGTAAAGAGCCCATTGTCCAAATCCGGGACGAGGCCGCGGGTGTCGCGGTTGCCGGTAAAAACCGCGACCGGTGCCCAATTTGGCGTAATCGGAATAACAATGTCGTTGGCGAACATAACGCCGCCGACGCCCTTCACAGAGTCGAGTATATCCTGCAGTAATGAGCCACTGGTCCCGCGTTGCCCGATACCGGCCTCGACCTCGGCGTCAAGGTCTGCAATTGTGCGAATTGTCATCGGAAATCCTCGTTAAAATCGTCTGTTGAAAAGTCGCCGGCGAATATCCTCGTCGACTGCCCCAAGAACACATGACCCCAATTTGGAGTGTCGAAGTCCGGCGGGGTGGTACTGATAACGTTCCCGTCCTCGTCATACTCTATATGGTCTTTCATTACATCGAGCACACCCTGTGGGACGGTCTGCCCGCTGGTTTCCTGTGCGTCGTATCCCGGCCCCTGTATCCAGTCGTAGCGTATTAATACATCGGCGGCGTGGTCTGTCATGAACTGGTCAAGTTCTGCTTCTGAAGCAAGGACGTTGACGACTTCATAGGAGCCGGAGTCCTTCCAGTAGCCACGGATAGCTTGTTGGAACAGTGTCCCAACACGATTTGACCACAGCGTATTAAGTGCAGCCTTGTCCATTAGTATCCATGAATCAATCATGTTGCAGCCTCCATGAAGGTCTGGTCTTTGGCATCTGTCCAGAACTTAACGTCACGGTATGTGGCTGATTGCTGTAACGTGCCGTCACTACCACGACAGCCGATACCCAATTCATCTGTACTTGGCGCGAATCCCCCAGCATCCAGTGACCCGGTATTAACCTGTGAGCCATCTTTATATGTAGCTACTTCTGGTGTTCCGCCGTCATCCCATGACAACCCATAATTTGCCGCTGTGCCTGCTGTCGGGTTTCCATAGACAACCTGATTAGTACCATCATCAGATTCCCTTGGAGTATTGTCCTGCCATATACAACTAGCATTATGTCCAAGTGCAACCGCATCATTGGCCGCTGCTAGTGCTGTTGTTGTAAAAACAAGACTTCCGAGCAATGCAGCAGGCTGATAGTCATACGTCAGTACATCAGCGTTTCTGGTGGTTCCTGCTGCTGTGTTTGGAATCCATGATGTGGCAAACGAACCTTTTTCAAGGTTGTATTCATAACTACCATTTGCGTTTTGCGTCAGTGTTCCGCTATCAAGCGTAAGCGTAACAGTACCAGTGACTGACAAGTTAAATGTTACCGGTGTTCCAGCAACAGCTTGCCCAAAACCTGTACCAGTTGCTGTTCCTGCCGCTACAGTAACCGCAGCATCACTTGTAACGGATAGCGTGAAATCACCTGTACCGTCTGCGGTCAGGTCGATAGTGTCTGCACCACCCGTTAAATCATCTGCATTGTCAGCACGATTAGTCCGCTGTTCCTCATTCAGATAACCCTTCAGCGTTGCGTCGGCTATTGCGCTGCCGGTGGCCTCGGTGACTACATTACTTGCAACCGTGTTCCCGTTTTCATTCTCGAAGTATTGAACGCCGTCAACGTTCGCACCGTGATAAGGTGTCGACTCAACATCTGCAGAAACATACTCGGACGGGTTCTGATTGGCTTGGCCTTCAACCTTTTCGCACTGAATCTGTTTTGCCTCGATTACGTCCCCGTTAGTTATTATCTTTACACCGGCTTGTGCTGTCCCGCCAGAAGGTGAGCCTGCCGTCTGTACAGAGAATCGCTGATATGTTCCTGTAAGTGTTACTGTCGTCCAGCCAGCCCCCCAGTCGGCATTAATTTGAATATCCCCGCTGCCAGAGATACGCCGGAGCCATACCGACAAAACGTGTTGTTCGCCACCCACGTCATATCCTTGCCTAACAACGGCGTTTGCCCCGGTCGCCGTTATCTGCTCCCCAGATATTGAAGCGTTTATTTTAGTCCATGCGGCGTTGCTAAAATCCTCACTATAAGCAAAGAGATTCTCAACCCGACGCGCACCCTGATGTCTGGATTCCGATGCGTTTACGTCTTTAACCAGCCCTTCAAAGTCAACCACCGTTGCCGTGGTGGCACGTACGAACGTGGGGTCATAAGCCCCGGTGTCCAGAACAAGCGTTGATTTCAGGGGCGCGTGGAACTGCAGCGTGCTGGCGACTGCTGTTCGTACACTGGCGACGATTCCCGGTATCATGATGCTGTCAGGTTCCCGAACAGAATCCACGTAGTGGAAGTTATTTTCTTGGCTGTTGCCACAGCATATTGCCCGGCAAGCACAAGAGTCAGGCTTGATTCGACATTCAATGTATCAGTCGTAATGGCTACAGTCGTCGCTCCTGCTCCAAGTTGTGAAATATGCAATTCTGTTCCCACTGCATAGGCAACTGACCCATTTGCAGGGATAGTAAATGTATTTGCAGAAGCGTTATCCATTGTAATCATCTGTCCAGCATCACCAATAACACCGGTATAGGATGTTCCAGTTTGGGTATTGGCCGCAACGCCGATAAGTGCAGCCGCTTCAAGCGTAGCTCTTGCCGCAGCCGCGTCTGCATCATCAACAACAGTCGCGCCAAATGCGCTTATTGTTGTATTAGCCGGCAGCGCCAGTGTCTTTATATCGGCGTCAACCTCTGAATCCATCAGCGCACCGGCGGCCGTCACATTGGTCGTGTCGGTCACATCGGCAGCAGTCTCAATACCAGCCAGCTTGGTTTCCTCTGCCGTGGTATAGCTCGCGGTGGTGTTAGTCAGTACGGCAGCAAGCGGCTGAAACAATGTGTCCAGATGAGCATCGATAACTGACCAAGCGATGCGCTTCGGCTTGTTGGTCGCCGTTCCCTCGCTGGCGTCATGAATATAAAACTCATCACCCGCCGCTGGCGCTGTAGCCAATGCCGTTAGTGCTGAGAAATTTTTACTTGCTGTTGGTGCGGGCATGTTATGCGTCCCCTAATACTAATGCGGTTGCGCCGTCCTCAAGTGTCAACGCGGTTACGCCGTCCTCAAGGGTTAAGGCTGTTCCGACTCCAGGTGATGGCGCACAATTCGCGATACCGGGAAACAGTGTGCTCAGTGCCAAGATCGTGCAAAATTCGGTAACGATTGCCCCGGTGTTAATCATCGCATGAGCAAGCGGAGTTAACGCAAAGCGCCTCATGCCGCGACCTCCTCGTCCTCGTCAGCGGGCGGAGTCTCCTCGCCGGTGGCCTCCGGTGGGGCGGCCTCGACGCTCGACGCGAACACGCCGGCGGCCTGTTCTTCTTCGAGCTCCTCGCGGACCTTTTCGGGGTCGCGCCCGCGCTGGCGAATAATCTCGGCGTGTGACTCGAGCCGGGCGTCGATCAGTGTCTGGTAGGCGCTGGCCTCCTTGGCCGGATCGATCCAGGGAAGCGCCGGCGCGCGGAACTCGACGCGGCGGATCGTCGTTATATCGACGCCGGGCTCGGCCCGTATCAGCCCGGAGAAAAACGCCTGGTCTATAAAGGTCTCATATATCGGGCGATACCAGCGCCGCACCAGGTAGGCAAAATGCGCCCGGTACGCGACGACCCCCTCGACCAGCTCCTGGCGCTGGCTCGAATAGGTCCCGGAATAGTCGCGGGCGATCGAGGAGTATCGCGAGCCGGTGCCGCCGGCGACCGCTTTTAACATGGCGTTGCGGAAGTTCACCAGCTCCCGATTCGGCCGGTCCGAGCCGATGGTGCCGACGTCCTCGCCCGGGAGCAGGGCAAAACCGGCGCCGGCGCGCATCTCCAGCGTGCGGTTTTTGGCGTCGTTGACGTCGACCGGTCCGTTATATTCGGCATTGCGGCGAATGAAAAAGGTCAGGTCGGACGCGACCTTGGCCGCAATGCGTTCGCTCTGCTCGTAATCGTTGACGTCGCGCAGCCGGTTAATAACCGCGTGCACGATCGGCACGCCGCGGCGCTGGCGCAGCCGGCGCGAAAACTTCGGATGTAGGATGCGCCGGGCCGCGACCCGTTTCAGCTCGGCGTTAAGCGTATAGGGCGCGAGCGGGTCGTTCGGTTGTTCCTTGTAAATATGGTAATAAGACGGGGCCCCCCACTGGTTTGCCTCGATGCCGTGGATCAGATTACGATCCTTGTCCATGAGATCGAACGGCACGAAATCGGCCTCGAGGAGCTCGAGGGCGAACGGAACCTCGGTCTGGTAATTAAAGCGCGGCGATACAATGGCTTGCGTAAACATTTCACCATCGCGCAAATAGGATCGGCAGACGAGGCGCTCCGCGGTCTCGATCCCTAGCTCGCCGGTGGTCTCGGGGGATTGCCCCCAGGTATCCCACAGCTCGGCGATACGCTTGTTCGTTTCGCGGGCGAGCTCACCGGAACGCAACCGGACCATAGGCGCGACGCGGGCCCCGTCGCCGACAATGTTGTTCACCAGGTCATCGAATACCGCAACCATCAGGTCATGGTTTTCTTCGAGATGCCGGGCGAGCTGGCGCAGCCGGGTCCCGGCGACGTTCATCGAGGTATCGGCCGAGCCATTTTCGGTAATGGGCCGGCGGTATTGGCTCGGGGTCGCGGCCTCATAGAGCCGTTTCGCCTCCCGGTAAACGCGGCGGTCCACCAGGTAGCGCGCCGCGCGCGCGGGGAACAGGCGGCCGGCGAGTCCGATCAGGTCCATGACGGTGTAATGATGATCGGGTTATCGGCGCCGGCGGCGGCCGCGGTCAGCTCGTCAATCTCGCGGGCAATGCGCGAGACCCGGCGCTCGAGGTCGGTAATCTGTTGGCGGGTCTGCTGGCGGTCCCCCTGCGCATAGGACGCGACCTTCGTGGCCGCATCGAGCGCGTTCTTTGCCGCGGTTAGCTCGGCTTGTTTCTCTGCCAGGGTCGCCATGCCCCGGAGTTATAACGGTTTTTAAAGTATATCGCGACGCTCATATCCGCCAGACTCGCGCGGAACTTCATCGGGCATTGAACTTTGCGCCGGCTCCTCCTCGCTAAGTTCCTGTAATTTGTGCATATTCATTGAATAGGCCGCCGCGACGGCGTTAACTTCACAGTCGAAATAATGATTATTGCGGTCGCGGACTACCCACACCATGCGCCCGGAGCTCGCGCGCGTGACCAGCTCCTCGGCGACCAGTTGCCGGCAATAGTCCTCGGTGGTCTGGTGGTGCAGATGCCAGCCACCGGTCTGGTCCTCGGGCCAGCGGATGCGCCCATGTATCCAGCGCTTGAAAAAGTCGGTGTTGACGTGGCACAGCTTGACGCCCCCTTTCACGGTGACCCCCCCGACCGAGTAGTCGAGCGCGCGGAAGTAATACGGTTTGTCGAGGACGTCGCGGCCCTTGGTCGGAAACGCCAGCCCTGGGAGTGATCGGCAAAAGGTATATACCGCGTGATCCGGGCGAACGTGAGCGTCCCCCGGGCGATAACCGGAATCGATAAAAACCCGGTCGATTTGCCGGTCGCCGATCGGCCGTTGAATCGTCGAGCGTAGTGTATGCCAGACGGCATCGTGATCGGTCTCCCCCGCCAGGTAATCATGTTCGAGTAGCCAGGACTCGGAGTTATAACCCCAGGCGCGAATAACGTAAAAAATCCCGTACTTCTGCACATCGGCGCCGAGCGTTATTATTTGAGCCAGGCGCGGGACCGTGCGCGGGGCGTATTCCAGGCGCAGCGCGTTGACTTCTTCCCAGGCCGGGGCCTCGCCCTCCTCGCGGAACAGCTCACCGCCCCAGGTATTGACCACGGCCTGAATAGTCTCAATAACGCCGGTCGAACTGGCCTCTATAAGCTCCTTTGCGATCTCGCCGAACGAGACCCAGGGCGAGGCGATCCCGGAAATCCAGAAACTCGCCGTCTTTTTGCGCTCCTGGGTCTCGGCCGGAACGTACTTCCCGAACACCGCGTCCTCGCGGCGCTCGTCCTTCTTTATGCGGCGGTGCCAGACAAAGCGCGAGGCCCCGAGCAGCGCCGGCTTGGCGTCGTTGCCGTGCATGTGCCCGCAGTTTGGGCAGGTCAGCCAGGCGCCGGCGAGGGCCTGGTCGGGCGTCGAGCCCTCCGGCCATTGAATGAGTGCCAGCGTCGGCACGAAGTATTCCAGGCAACCCATACAGGGGAACGCGAGGAACCGGCGCTCGCCGGTCTCGAGCAGCGCCCAGGTCGGGCAAATCCCCTCCTCGGTCGGCGTCGAGAATATTCCAATTTTTCTGTTTGCGAAGTTTTTAGCGCGGGCCTTTGCGAGCACGACCGGATCGCCCTCGCCGCCGACGTCATTCGCCATACGCGAGCGTTCGTCGACCATGACCAGGCCGGCCGGGTGCGAAGCGAGCTCGGTCGCCGATCCCGCCCAGGCGAACCCGAGCCGGACCCCGGCGATCCATTTCTCCCCGACACCGTAGCGCTGCCCCTTTTCGGTTTTCTCCCATAACGACGGCGTCGAGCGCAGCATCTTATCGACGCGATCGCGGGATATGCTCTTAACCTGTTTTTCAGTCGGGCCGATGTAGAGCGCGGGCACATAAGGCCCGTCGTCGAAGCGGTGCCCGTAGATATTGAATATCGCCTCGGTTTTCCCCATTTGCGCGCCGCAAACGACGACAATAGTCTCGTGGTAGTCGTCGGCGAACGCCGCATAAACCTCGCGCCAGAACGGCGCGCGATCAGTCCGCCAGGGCCCGGGCTCGGGCGATTCGGGGGGGAGTATTCGGTTGTCGTCCGCCCACTGGCCCGCATCGCGGGACGGCGGTGGTTCAATTATTTTCGAGGCTAGTGTAAGAGCTTGCGAAAGTTTGGACCGCTGCACTTGTTGTGCGTCGAATGTGTCGCGCTTCGTCATGGATTATCCTGGCGACCTCCCCCGTATTGACCTGGTTCAATAACCGCGGTGCGACACGCGGGCCGAAGCCGTCGAGCTGTGTCGAATAGATTACCCCGAGCTCGTTCAGCGCGCTGAATACCAGCTCGGCCTCGATCAGCTCACCGCGGAGCCGCTGGCCCTCGATCTCGTGCCGGATGCGTTGCGCGGTAATCAGCTTTTTACGCTCCTCTGTCATGTCGCCATCGCCGCCCATGAGGGCGCGCTGTTTCTCGAGATACCATTGCACGCAGTCGACCAGGCGATAACGGCCCCGGGATACGCGCGGCATGCCGGCCTCGCGCGCGTAGTGCAGGACCGTGCCCTTTTTTACGCACAACAGGTCGGCGAGCTGGTCGGCGCTGACCTCGAGTGTCCCCAGGTCGGCGAACTCTGCCGGCGCGCGGGCCTTCTTTATCGTCATATCCGCTCGAACGGCTGCCAGTTATGCAGCACGACCCGGCCGTCGAAATCCTGCTCGACCGGGAACGGGAAAAACGGCGCCAGCTTTTCAATGTCGCCATTGTCCTCGAGGAGCTCGTTGTCGTTGAAATCCGCGTAATTGTTACGGAAGACAACCGCGACGTTATAACCAAAACAGCGCACGCGCGCGTCGCTGCAGTCGAAATGCGCGCGCACCAGGTTATAAAGCAATAACCCCGAATTCCATAACGTGAGATGACCGCCGACAATGTTGTGCTTGGCCGGCGGGACCAGCACGCATAAATAACCGCCGGGGAGGACCGACGCCCGAAACCGATCGAGCACCAGGCCCGGATTGCGGCAGTGTTCCAGCATGTGCGAACAATACAGGCCGTCGAAGCGCGCCTCGATATCGAGGGCCTCGAACCGGACCCCGTCGCGACCGTAATCGAATTCTATTACCTGGTGACCGTAGCCACGCAAGTATTTGGCGGCCGCCCCGGGCCCGGCGCCGACGTCCGCAATAACCGCCCGCCTCGGTAACGATCGGTGCAACAGCTCGATCGGTGGCAATAAATCCGGCTGACTCATAACCTCTTTATTTCATTAGCAAATTCTGGCGCAAAAAATTAGGCGAATACCGCGATCCC